CAACTATTGATGGTGGCAATGTTAAGGCAGAAGAAATTGAAGCAGCCAAACAGGACCTTGATGAGCGTACATTCCGTCAAGAGTTCATGGCAACATTTGAAACATATTCAGGACGCATTTACTACGCATTTGACCGCAAGGTAAATTGTGCTCCTCCCGAAACTATAGATATATCAGTAATATACACAGGATGGGACTTTAACATTGACCCAATGAGTGTTGTTGTTGCTGTTAGACATGGAGATAGTTTGTATGTCATCGATGAAGTCCGTATGTTTTCTTCTAACACCGCCGAAGCTGTGGAAGAAGTTAAGAGCCGATATGCTAAAAGCAAAATCTTTGCCTACCCAGATCCAGCCTCAAGGCAGCGTAAAACAAGTGCCGGCGGTCTTACGGACCTTACCATCCTCAGCAATGCGGGATTCTTAGTTAAGGCCCCTAACGCACATACTCCTGTCCGCGATAGGATCAACGCAGTAAATTCAAGATTGAAGGATGCTAAAGGCTTATCGCACCTGTTTATACATCCTAAGTGTAAATATACGATAGAAGGATTAGAACGCCATACTTATAAGGAAGGCACAAGCCAACCAGACAAGGACAGCGGTTACGATCACATGATGGACGCACTAGGCTACATGGTGGATTATATGTTCCCTGTACGCAGAGACATTGATCCAGCACTAAGAATACCACAACGCTGGGGCCATGCTCTAGCCTAAAAACAAGGAAAATATTATGGATGTTAGTCAAACACTAAGCACAGAAATAGCCGCGGTCTTATCCGCAAACGCACTTTATGAAACATACTTGCCGCAATGGAAGTATCTACTAGAAAGCTACCTAGGTGGAGAAGAGTATCGCCGTGCTGGACACTTGACTCGTTATCAATTAGAAACAGACAGTGAGTACCAAGCTAGACTTAGAGAAACCCCATTAGACAATCACTGCCAAAGTGTTATTAGTGTGTATAACAGTTTCCTATTTCGTACTTGTGCAGAGCGTGAGTATGGTGCAGTCGAAGGAATGCCAGAACTAGAAGACTTCCTCAAAGATGCTGACATGGATGGCCGCTCATTAGATGCATTCATGAAGGATGTTGCTACATGGTCATCAGTATTTGGACATTGCTGGATGGTAGTAGCCAAGCCCAATGTTGGTGCTGTTACCATGGCTGATGAACAAGCTATGGGTGTCCGCCCTTATGTGTCACTACTGACGCCTATGGTTGTGCTGGACTGGACTTGGACTAGACATCCAAGTGGCCGTTTTGAACTTAGTTACTTCAAGTATCTAGAAGATGTCAACGGTGATATCCGTACTGTTAAGGAATGGACTAGAGAAACTATCCGTACTACTATTGTGGACTTAAAGAATACATTGATTGTTGAAGACATCTACGAAGTCAACGGCTTGGGTAAGATCCCAGCTATCATTGCCTATAATGGCCGTTCAAGTGTGCGTGGTGTTGGTGTTAGCGATATTGCTGACATTGCTGATGCACAGCGTTTCATCTACAATGCTACTAGCGAAGTAGCACAAAGCATTCGTTTAGACAGCCATCCAAGTCTAGTTAAGACACCTGAAACACAAGCAGGCATTGGTGCTGGTAGTCTAATCCATATGCCAGAGAACATGGACCCCGGTTTAAAGCCATACCTGTTAGAGTTTAGTGGCGCTTCAGTCACTAGCATTTACGAGTCAATTGCCGCAACTATAAGTTCGATTGATAAAATGGCCAACACTGGTGCTGTCCGTGCTACAGAAAGCCGTTCAATGAGTGGTGTTGCTATGGAAACAGAATTCCAATTACTCAATGCTCGCCTTAGTGAAAAGGCTGATAACCTAGAACTTGCTGAAGAGCAGATGTGGAAGCTATGGTGCGAGTACATGGGTTATATGTGGGAAGGTTGTATTGACTATCCCGGTTCATTCAACATGCGTGATACCAGCAAAGAGATTGAACAGCTACAGATTGCAGCCAATACCAATCCAGCAGATGCTCGTGTTAAGGCTGCTATTGACATGAAGATCCTAGATTGGCTTGACCTAGATGAAGATGAGTTAACAGCACTAAAGAATCAAAATCTTATTGACCTTAACATGGTACCAGAAGCTGAAGACCGCACTGGATTCTATATGGGCAAGGCAATGATTGATCCAGTATCAGGTATTGTTACAATAGCATCCAGCCCAGAAGAACAGCTACAAATGGCTAAAGATGGATGGATTGAATACGAAGAGTCATCAGGAGGATACTAATATGGCCTACGCTAAAAAGAAATCAGGGGGCAAGAAGCCTCCAAAGAAGTATTAATATGCCAGTACATAAATCAATGAAAGACGGAAAGGTTGTTGGATGGCGTTATGGCCGTTCAGGTAAAGTCTACCGTAGTCGTGCAGACGCTGTCAAGCAGGCACAGGCCATCTTGATTAGTCAAGCACAAGCAAACAAATAAAGCCGGGAGCGAACATGGCATTATCATTAAAAGAGCAATTAATAGCCAACAGTCAGTCAACATTGAAGAGAGTCGAAATATACTCTCCAGCAATTGAAGAAGAAGAAACTGTTGTTCAGGATGAGAATACAGACCCAACCCCTGAATAACAGTCAATTCTTTATGGTTTTACTGCGAACTATATAAATACTCAACAATACTCTAAAGGGAGGCGAGCTTACAATGAGCGATACAAACATTGGCAACGACAACGCAACTGATGCGGCTGAATTAGATTTAGGAAATCAGGCACAAGCAACTAAGACTTATAGTCAACAAGAAGTGGACAACATGATGGCCCGTATGAAAGGCTCATTAGAAAAGAAACTACTTAAACCATATGCAGACCTTGGTGATCCAGAGGAACTACGCTCATTGCGTACAGAAGCTGAAAAGCGAGCTCAGGAACAACAGATCAAGCGTGGTGAGTTTGAGAAAACACTACAAGAATTAGCGGCTAAGAAAGACTCCGAAATTTCTAAAAGAGATGCAGTCATTCAAGAATACAAGGTTAATGTGCCTATCCTATCAGCCGCTGCCAAGCATAACGCTGTGAATGCGGAACAGGTTAAAGCATTATTAAGTAATCAAGTAAGAATGAATAACGATGGTGATGTAGAAGTGGTAGATGGTAAAGGTAGTGTCCGATACAACGACAAGGGTGAACCTATTGGTGTTGACGACCTAGTGCGAGAATTCCTGGATTCGAATCCGCACTTTAAGCTAGCTAGTCCAAGTACTACTAACACAAAGTCAAATATCTCTGGTGGGACTAGCGGAAAATTGGATATATCTAAGTTAGATATGACCAAACCAGAACACCGTAAGCTATACGCGGAATTCCGCAAAGCAAACGGTATCGCCTAATTACTAAAGGAGAATTATTATGGCCGGTTCAACAACAACAACTTTAAATGACCTATTACCTAGCATCGTCGCTGAGGCAATGTTCGTAGCTAACGAGCGTTCAATCATGCGTGGTCTAGTAAAGAATTACACTTTGTCCGCTGGACAAGGTAAGACAGTAACTGTTCCAGTTTATCCTCAAGTGTCAGCAGCCGCTATCACTGAAGGTGACTTAGTTTCTAACACAGCAATCAGCACTTCAGGTGTTACATTGACTGTTGCTACTAACGCAATCCGTACTATGGTTTCTGACTTGTCAGTTGCTTCTAGTGCTAGCAATGTAGTAGCTGACCTAGGCCGTTTGTTCGGTGAAGGTATTGCTCGTAAGATTGACAAAGACCTAACAGCTTTGTTCGCTGGCTTCTCAGCTGGTAAAGGTGACTACTCAGCCGCTATCACTGCCGCTGACATCTTTGAATCAGTTGCTAAGTTGCGTGGTCAAGGTGTTGATGCATCAAACATCGTTTGTGTATTACACCCAGAAATCGCTTATGACTTGAAGAAAGCATTGACAACTAACGGCAATGTGGCATTCACAGCAGGTGCATTTGGTGATGCCGCTAACCAAGCTATGATCAACGGTTATGTTGGTATGTTAGCTGGTGTTCCAGTGTTCGAAACTTCAAACATTGACTATGACACTAACGCTGGTGACTTCCCAGGCGCTGTGTTCCATCGTGATGCTTTAGGTCTTGCATTGATTGGTGATGTACAAATCGAAACAGCTCGTCGTATTGATTACTTGTCTACTGAAATCGTAGCAAGTGCTCACTATGGTGTTGGTGAACTTCAAGATGGTTTAGGCCGTTACTTGAAGATGGACGCAAGCATCTAATAGGGGAATAGAGATGGCTTTCATTAACAACGGAACAACTGTTATCAGTTTTGCTGAGTATCAAGATGTAGTGGATCGTGATTCACGACTCTTCGATACTAATGAAAGCCTGTCTGAAGATGTAGTAGAACCTCTACTCGAAAGAGCTACTGAACGCATTCTTACAAAGATGCGTTCTACTAGCTGGTGGGCAAGTTATTACACTAAGCGTGATACTGCTACTGCTTTCAACACTTCTGCAGATATTCCAGCATTAGATCCAGAACGAATCAAGGCAAGACAGAATGATTTTACTGACTTATGTGTTTACACAGCATTAAGTGAATTCATTCTGCCAAAGATTGCTGACTTCGGAACTGAGGACAATGCAGAACGCCAAAAGATGGGTTACTATACAGGTAAAGCTGATAGCCTCTTTGGTGAACTTATCTCAGCAGGTGACTGGTACGATTTTGATGATAGCGGCACAATCGCTAGCGGAGAAAAAAGCCCAGGCTATTCTAACTTAAGAAGAGTAAGATGAGAGACGAGATTCTAGACTATCTAAAAGGTTTAAAGTTGAAAAACTTTAATATTAGTGATGAGTTACCGTTTAGTAATTCAGGTACAGCTTTGTACTTGAAGAACATCAAGCGTGTGTATGTGGACTTAGAACAAGTGTCTAACGAACCATTCATACAATTACTTGGTGACTATAACATTGATTCGGAACTACATTCAGTCAGACTTTATTTTTCAACAGACGCAAAACAGCTTCCATCAGATTACAGTACAACAGTATCTGACATCAGACTAGCTAAAACAGTTACCACGGCGGAGCAGTTCTTCCGCCGTGAAGTAACTAGTTCTACTAGCTTTGAAAACGATCTAATGATTACTGAATTTGAATTCAGATTTACAAAACTAACAACATAAGGAGCCTAACATGGCATATATTTCACCAAGTCCAGGTACAACATCGCAGGTAGTTTTAAAACTAGACTGTGGTATTGCACTAGGTACATTGACACTAGGGTCTACACCCCTAACTGTTCCAGCATTACAAAACATTACTATCAACGCAGCCAATGATGTATTCACATGGTCACAGCTTGATGCAACTGCTAAGAAGCAAGTAGCAACTACTTCAACTAACTCTGTTGGTATGAGCTTGGTTGTTGACTCAGCTACTTTCTTTGGTTCAACTTTAGCTTCTGTTCAATCAGACGATGTTGGCGAACAAGGATTGTTAGGCCTAAGCCGTAACAAGACTTTAGTAACTTTCAGCTTGAAGTTTGCTGAAGAAGGCGCTAGTGACAAGTTCATCAAAGGCCAAGGTTACATTACTGGTCTAGCACCAACTGTATCAGCAGATAGCCCTGTTTGGGTATCACCAATTACTATTACTGTAACTGGCGAGTACACAACATCAGCTACTGAGTAATCAAAAGTAACTAACTGAATAGGGTCTTTATTGACCCTATTCTTTTGACTTAAGGTAAATATGAATGGAGACAGATTTATGGACATATTAGATCAAAAGACCGATGATGAGTTATTGCGTAGCCTACTAGCAGAAGTAGCTAAGACAAGCAATGAACTCAAATGCGCCAAGCAAGATTTAGAAAAGATAACCGGGCGACTTAGCTTCGCTTTAGCAGTTATCAACAAACTGATTAACAGACAAGGAGATTAACAGATGAAATTATCACAATTGGCCGCAAAGCCGCAACTCGTACAAATACTAATCGACGATGAAGATACCATCAAAGAACTCGGAGAAAGCATTGAGTTCTGGACATGGGATCGCCAACCCCTTGACACATTTATGAAATTAGCCAGCTCAGGACAGAAAGATCCTAGTGCTATGATTGGCATTGTCAAGACATTAATCTTAGATGAGAAAGGCAAAGAGATTATCAATGGTGATGTTATGTTGCCAAGCCATATTTTGTTGCGAGCTATTAGTAAGATTGTAGAACTGCTGGGAAAGTAATAGGCGAGGATCCTGATTGGGACAGTCAGGATATAATGATGATATTAACCTTGGACAACCTCGCGCATCGTTATATGTGTTTGCCAAGTGAAGCATTGAGTAGAGCGACTACACTAGACCTGTATGTACTTGATGTTTCAGCTAAATGGACCAAACGCAATAACGATATAGCAGAAGGTAAGATCTCAGGAGAGAAATTACCAAGCCAAGAAGAAATGCAGGCCATGTTGGTCCGCGCAAGGAGCGAGTAATGACAATAACATTTAAGGTCGAGGCTAATATTACCAGTAGTCTCGCCAATCTTAAAACAGCAATCCGACAACTACAACAGTTACCGCAAGATGCTTATAAACATTTTGTCGCTATTACTCCTATAGACTCAGGCAATGCTCGACGCAGTACTAGTCTAAGCAACAAGACTATACATGCTAATTACGCATACGCCAAGCGCCTTGATGAAGGTTACAGTAGACAAGCCAAGAATGGTATGACTAAGCCTACTGAACAGTTTGTCAAGAAGCGTGTTAGACAAATCACAGGAAAATAATTATGGCAACAGATTTTATAGTCAATGCTGACACAAGCCCTGCTATAGCGGCATTAGAGAAGTTAAGCAGTAAACTCAACCAAGTCAGCGATAACTTCAAAGATAAGTTTGGTAAGATGGCTGAACATGCTAACATGCTGGGTACAGCATTGATAGCCGCTGGTACTGCTGTGGCTGCGTTTGCAGATGATATCAGCGACATTGCTGATGCTAACCAAGTAGCTATTGAACAAGTTCTAGGACTTAGTAAAGCATTAGAAGCCAGTGGTGGTAAGGCAGATAATGTTGGTAAGTTATTCCAAACTATGAGTAATAACATTGAGGAAGCCAACGGAGGCAACCTCAAGACTTTACAAACATTCAACCGATTGGGTGTTAGTGTTGCTGAATTGGGTAACCTAAGCAATACAGCATTAAAGGACAAGTTACTTGATGGCCTAGTCAAAATCCGTGATCCAATCGAACGCAATGCTGTTGCCATGCAGGTATTTGGCAAGAGTTTAGTAGGTGTTGACATTGAGAAGTTTGCCGAAAGCCAAAAGAAGATGGCAGAAGAAATGGCTCCATATGCTGGCAGTATCAAAACAGCAGGCGAAGCCTGGGATAACATGGTTAGTATTCTTGGCAAACTTAAATTAGCATTTGCCCAAGCATTCGAACCAATCTTCTTCTTATTGTCCAAGATTACCATTAATGTTGACCTAGCTACTGCGGCATTCCGTTTACTAGGTATTGCTGTGATTGCCATGACTGGTGCTACAGTATTAGCTGGTATGGCCAAGTTAATTGAACTTACCAAAGCACTAACACTTGCGGCTGCTCGAAACCCATTTGTTGCTATTGCTACAGCATTATTGGCTGTTGGTACTATTGCTTATGACTACCTAGGTATTGGCAAGGATATTGAAAAGCAACAAGATGCCAATAATAGTGCAGTACTTGAAGGTACTAGAAACCAAACTGGCTTGAATGATGCTATCAAGAAAGAAAAAGATGCACTAATCCAGATCCGTGAAACACTAGAAAGAAACTGGAAGACTACACTACAGAAGTATCGTGTTGAACTTGACGCATTAAACCTAAGTGAAGACCAAAAGAAAACTGCTGAAGCTATTGCTAAGATTGAAGAAGAAGCCTCTGCTGCCAAGTATTCATTACAACAAAAGTTTGATGCACTTGATTCAGCTAGTAAGGCTCGTGCTAAAGCAACCCTTGAAGCAGAGATCAAGTTAATTGATACTAAAGCTGAAGCACAAAAGCGTTCAGCAGAACAAGAGTTAGAAGCTATCAATCGCCGTAAGGCCAGTATTGAAGACCTAACAAAGTCACTTAATATTTTTACTAGTGGTACTGCGGAAGTCGCACAGAATGACCTTAAGTTAGCAACCAGCCTTGAAGGTAGTATTAATAAAAGAATTGAACTTGAAGGCCAATTCGGTGAGATGATGAAACGCCGTCAGTTGATTGCTGAACAAATTTCTAAACTAAGTCCAGAAGATCAATTAAAAGTAAGCCAAGCATTAAACAAGGCAACTCTTGAGGCTAGTGACTTAATTGGTAAGGTTGATGATCTAGGATTTGCATTTGATGATGCATTCCGCAGACAAACACAAGGTCTAGGTATCAGTGCCGGTGGACTTGAAAAAGTCACCAGCAACCTAGCCGCACAAAAGCAAGCAATCAGTGAAACAACTGAATTACTCATTGACTCACAAAGACAAATTACAGAACAAAGCCGTAGATTCTCAACAGGTTGGACACAGGCATTTAATTCATATGTTGATAATGCTACTAATGCCGCAATGAAAGCACAAAGTATATTCCAAAGTGTAAGCCAAAACTTAGAAGATGCTTTATTCAAGTTCTTTACAACTGGCAAATTAGGATGGAAAGACTTTGCCAATAATGTGATCAATGAAATGATCCGTATTGAAACCAGACAACTAGCAGCCAATATACTAACAGGTGGTACAGGTAAGACTGGCCGTGCTGGATCAGGACTATTAGGCCTTGGTGGTATGTTTGGATTCTTAGCTGAAGGCGGTCCTGCTAGTGCTAACAAACCTTACATCGTTGGCGAGCGTGGCCCAGAACTATTTGTTCCAAACTCAAATGGAACTGTTGTACCAAACAATGCACTAGGTGGCGGTGGTAATGTAACCTATAACATCAATGCTGTTGATGCAATGAGCTTCAAGCAGATGTTAGCACAGGATCCATCCTTCCTACATGCAGTAGCAGAACAAGGCCGTAGACGCCTACCAGGAGCAAGATAATGTCATTTCAATGGATTATAGATAACTCACAGCAGTTGTCAATTGATACACAACCGATAGTTGGACAATCAATTAGCCGTAACAATACTGTCCGTGCAACCAGCCGTGGAGGCGGCATCTGGAGATTTACTGTTAAACTTCCAGACGGACTTAGCTGGACTGACTTCCGTGGTTTAATCAGCAAAGCAGAAGCATTGGGTCGTGTTGGTACTGCCAGTATCAGCATCAATGCTAGTGGACATGATTGGTTATACAAATACCAAGGTAACTCAGTGAACTCAACTGGATTCGTTGCTAGCATCACTGGCGGTAGTACTACTATTACATTAACTACTAGTCCAACAACCAGTTCAGGTTATAAGTTCAAAGCTGGTGATTACATACAGTTAGGATCCTCAGGTAAGGTTTACCGTGTGGCCGCTGATGTTGCTTACAATAGTAACTCAGTAACATTGAACCGTGCTGTAGAAGAAACAACAGCAACTGGTGTAGCCCTGCGTGTTGGTAGTAATTGTGTATGGACAGTGATCTGCACAGAGTTTCCTAAATGGACACTCACTGAAAGAAACCAACTAGCATGGAGTGGACCGTTTGTATTTTATGAGAATAGAGTATGATTGATCTAAGAAGCTATAAAAGCATTGAGATTGCTACACTAGTCAAGTGGGCAGTACCTAACTTTGATACTGCCTACATTAGTGATTACACAACACTACTAAGTGATGGCACTAATACCTATACCAACATTGGTACACTACTAGGTGTGACCAGTACAGTCAGCGAACTAACATCAAGTCCTGGTGAAATTACTGTTAGTCTCAGTGGCATCCCAACAGGTAGCATTACAGACATCCTTAATGAAGAAATCAAAGGCAGTGACATCACTGTTTACCGTAGTTACTTTGATCCAATTACACATCAAGGCATTGACTTCATCCCTGGTGGCGCCCTTAATAATACAACTACTGTGTTTACAGGTATTGTTACCAATTACGCAATCAGTGATAGTGTTGACAATGGTTCAGGCATTGCTATCTCAACTATTACATTGACCTGTGCTAGCCTAGTAGAAGTACTGGCTAATAAGACCAACGGACGCAGAACTAATCCAGCAGACTTCCCAGGTGAAGCCAGTATGGACCGTGTTCGTGCATTGGCCAATAGCAACTTTAACTTTGGAGCACCATAATGGGATTTTTTAGTGGATTATGGAACTGGGCAACTGGTTCAGGCGTTGCTAGTAGTTTGGCCAAGACTGCCTTATTAGTTTATGCTTCAAGACTCTTAGGTGGCAATACAGATCCTGCGGCTGACTCTACAACTGCGGCACCAGACAAAGGTGTGCGACTACAATTAGACCCAAGTACAGACAATCAAATTCCTGTGCTATATGGTGAAGCATACTTTGGTGGTAACATTACAGATGCTGTGCTTAGTAGTGACTACAAGAAGATGACCTACTGTCTAGCACTAGCAGAACTTACTGGTGATAGACTTAGCCAAGACACTCCTCCTTATGTTACTGGTTATGCCTTCAAGGGTGTTTACCTAAACAACAACCGTGTAGTATTCAAAGCTGATGGATTTACTGTTGACTATACATTGGATGCCAGCGGTAATCAAGACATCAGCTACAGAGATTTGATCAAGATCTATTGCTACATTGATGCTCCATTACAACCGCAAGGCGCTAGTGGAACTACTCCAGCTAGTTATACAGTAATGCCTGGTTGGACAGAAAGTACACATCCGATGACTGACTTATGTTATGCCATCATTGAAGTCACCTATAACAAAGATAAGAATGTAACTGGCCTTCCAGATTGTATCTTCCATATGGATACCAACATGAAGAAGCCTGGCGATGTCCTAGTTGACTACATGGTCAATACACGCTATGGTGCTGGCATTCCAATTACACAACTTGATTCAAGTTTTATTGATTTGAATACCTATGCTGATGCTGGCTTTACCTACACTGATCTAAGTAACCAATCAGCTACTAGTGCAATAACCATCAACGGTCTAATTGATACTACACAGCCTGTACTAGACAACATAAAGAAACTCGCTGATGCGGCCAATGCATGGATTAGCTATGATACCATAGCTGGTAAATGGACTGTGGTCATCAACCAAGCAGGTTCAAGCATTGCATCATTTACTGACAGTAATATTATTGGTGATATTAGTATCAGCGGCACAAGCCTGACACAGTTGAATAGTGCGGCTGATATCAAATACCAAAACACAGATATCCTAGACAAGACAGACTTTGTCAAGATTGAAATACCAAGCGGTGATCTGTATGCTAATGAGCCAGGTAAGACCATTGAGATTAGTTTACCATACACCAATAGCCAAGTCATTGCCGCAAAGATTGGCCTAGTGCAATTAAAGCAAGGTCGTGTTGATAAGATTATCAAGTTCAAGAGTGACTTTAGTTACCTAGCATTGAAAGCAGGTGACCTAATTGATGTTACTACTAGTGTTTATGGATTTACTAATAAAGTATTCCGTATCATAACCATAGCTGAATCATTTGATGATGATGGCATACTCAGCATGGATATTACTGCATTAGAGTATGACTCTACTGTTTATGATTATGATATCACTGAATACGATGTAGAAACAGACGGTGGCATCCTAGGCATTGGATCAATTGGTAAGCCTAATACTCCAACAGTTACCAAAACCGAACAGGCCAATGTACCAAAGATTGTTATCAGTGGTGTTGTGCCAAGCGGTGTTGTTGATACATTAGAATATTGGATTACATTTGATACTGGTGTTAGTGAAGCCAGCCGAAACTACATTAAGATTGGACAATACTCCGATCCCTCAGGTGCTACCTTAACAGAAGATGCAACCTATACATATACCTACACTGGATTACAACAAAGTGATTTCTATGTTAAGATCCGCGGAACAAATAGTATTACTGTTGGACCATACTCCGATCCAAGTGGATTGATTGCCTATGTGCCAATCGTTGTAGCTGATACACTCAGCGACACTCCAGTAAGCGTTGGCGGACAGTTGATGGGCTTGGGTTTATTAACTCTAATAAACAACCTAGACAGCTTGTTTGGTGGCAACACTGGTGCTGGTGGATTGTTTGATAAGATATTTGGCCTGTTCAACGAAAAGACTGGTGTTGATCTAGTAGGTTCAGCGCAAGGTGGAAGTCTTGTAGTTGCTAGTAATATTATTACCAAGGATGAAGGTAATACTTTAACAACCCAAACAGCTAGTCTTAACTTTGTTGGTGATGGTGTTACTGTTACTGGCACAGGTAATGATATCACAGTTACTATTAGTGCATCAGGCACTGGTGGCGGTACTGGAGATGGTACTACTGGTGGAGATACTGCGGCTACTTGTTTCTTAACACAGGGTTACTTGTATCCGCCTGATAAGAATACTAATGCTGAATCATATCCAGAAGATGCTTATACTGCTAACGGTGGTTATTACTCAGCTGACCATGCTCCTATTACAGGCTACTATGGTGTTAAGTACAGTGGCGGTGTTTATGCTGATCTAATCAAAGGCGCTGGTAATGTTTACCTTTATAAGAGTGATGGTACACTAGTTGATACCAAAGCAGCCAGCACATTACAAATTGACAAGAACTTAGTTAAGATTCCATTTAGTGATCGTACCAAAGGTACTGACTATTACATTCTGATGGATGGTGGGGTTGTCAAGAATGCACAGGGATGTCTAAGTCCAACCATTAGTGATCCTAAGATATGGAACTTTAATACTCCTTGGGATAATCCAAATGCCTATGACCTAACTGGAGCATTGGAAACATTGCCAGCAGGCTGTACAGGATTATCATTTGTTAGTTTTGGTGTACGCAGTAAGTTCAGTGATACAACTGCTCGTGCTAGTAGACATACAGATATCCGTGTTAACTTTGGCAATGCATTAGTCTTAGGCACTACTGGTAAGGTTAAGATTTACGAAAATGGTAGTTTAAAACAAACTATCAATGCTAATGATACATTCACTGGCCAGAAAGTCAGTGAGCTACTATGGGTCAGCGGTAACTATTTGTATATTGATCCAACTGTAGACTTTGCCATTGGTGCTAGTGTTTATGTGACTATTGAGTCTGGTGTTGTTCGAGATGCTTGTGGTAATTTAAATCCAGCTGTGACAAATTCAGCATCCATAGCATTTACTATTGATGCAGGACCAACAGCTTCAGTAGCTAGTTTACCATCAGGTGGAAGTATCCAACAAAGTCCAGTAGCCTTGACATTTGACCGTCCTGTAGTAGGTGGCGCAGGTAATGTATTGGTTGTCAATGGAGCAGGAACAACTGTTGCTACAGTACCTAGCAATAGTTCAGCAGTAACATATACTCAAGGAGTTGCTTAATGGGCATTAGAACAAAAGTAGAAATAGATACCTCAGCATTAGGCATCAGCTGGCAAAAGAATACCAGTTACCGTTTTGAGGTACAAGCTGACTTTGTGCATGAGGATGGTGGCGAACTACAGCCAAGCCCAGAGATTCCAGAGTTACTAGCATTCACTACTAATGCAACCGGGCCGGTGTTAGTTGATACTACACCTACTAATGGTACTGCTGACATTGAAAACTACACCAAGGTTACCTTAAACTTTGATAGAAAAGTTATTAAGCATTCTGGCTCGATAAAGTTTTATAAAACTACGGGCAATGAGCTTATTCAAACCTTAAATGTAGAGGAAACAGATGTTTACCTTGAAGGTAGCGGCTATAGTGCTAGTTTTAATCTAGTAGGTGCCATCCAATTGGCCAGTACTAGCTATTACTTTACTGTTGATGCTGATGCATTCCGTGACTATGATGGATTTGATAGCCCAGCCATAGGCTCTGGTACTATTGCATTCTCAACTGGAACTGCACCTGTGCTAGTCAGCTCAAGTCCAACTGACAACTCTAGTAATGTTAATCCAACTGCATTGACACTTACCTTTGATAAGAACATGAAGAAGGGTGCTGGATACATTGATATCTATACCAGTGCTGATGATGAACTGTACTATCGAATCAATGTCACTGATAGCCGTGTGTCTATTGCTAGCCATGTTGTCACAGTTGATACTAGCTTTGTCCTAGACAGTGATACTGGATACTATATTAAGATTGGTTCTAATGCCTTTACATCAACTAGTGGATTACCATATGCTGGTATTAATAATAGTACAGCACTTAACTTTACTACTGCTACTGGTGGAGTTGCTAGTGCATTACAAGATTGGCATATCTACCTTACTGATGCCGCATACATTGTATTCCCTAATGGTACAAGACCAACTGCTAGTGTTGATAACCATACTAACCATACCAAAGGTATTAAACTTTGGTTAGTCGGTTCAACTAACTCTTTATTACATACATTCTATGACGGTGTAGATGCTGACTTTACTGGTGATAAAGCTATTACTATTGATTGTGCTAGTTACTTGGATTATGAGAATGAATACTTCTTTACTATTGATGAAGGTGCATATTATAATAGCACTACTAACTTGTACATTCCGGGAGTTAATACAAAAACAACTGTACTAACATTTAATACCCAGCATGGATTTAACGGTATGGATACCATTACCTACTCAGGTAATACTGCATACAGCTTTGGTTCCGAAGCACCAAATTATTATCCAAAGATCTTGAATAGTTCAAATACATACACATATGAATTAACCAGCAGTAATGGAGTATTTGGATTAGGTACGGCCGCGGCTACTAGTACTTTGACATTAACAGGTACACGAAATGCTATTGCTGGTTCAGTTAATAGTAACCTAATCAAGTTTTACCCGACTAAGGACTTTGCATCCAGTGGAACATATACTGTAACACTTAAACAAGGTGCAACAGTCATTGGTAGTTCAACACATAGTTTAGCCTACTCTGGCACAACAAGAACAACTGCTGATATAATAACATTCTATTCAGCTGGTACAGGTACATGGACTCCGACATTTGAACAGTTAAGATATTTCCCTAATGCAACAGTATTATTAGTTGGTGCTGGTGGAAATGCAACTTATAATAATTCAACACATACCTACATTGGCGGCGGAGGTGGCGGCGTACTAGAACAAAGCGGAATTACTATTTCTAATCAGGGGTACAGTTATACCGTTGGTTCTACTACAGATACAACCATGTTTAGTTATACAGCCTATGCTGGATCAAATGGAACCAGCGGTGCTCCAACAGCCCATAATGGTGGCACTGGTTCACAAGTTATAAATGGTAATGCTAGTACTGGTGGATCAGGCGGCGGTGCAGGACAAACTGGTTGGTCAATGGGAGCATCAACTACAGGTTATCCTACAAATGCTACAACAGCATCCTTTGGCGGCAATGTTGAAGCCTATGGTATTAACAGTACTATGCTAGGTGCATTGGGTGCAAGCAAATTAGGTGCTGGTGGTAGTTGGAACTTAGATGACAACTCAATTTGGCAATATCCTCGTGATGCAGGACATGGTGCATGTGGAGCATTTGATCATGCTAATCCTAAATCATACCCAGCGCATGGTATCATTGCAATTAAGTTGACTAGTTAATATGGAAATCGAAATAGCAATGCAAAAACTTGCTGACTACATACAATACCCCAAGAGCTTAGAACGGCTTGGGGTATGTAGTGGCTGTCCAAGTCTAATCAAAGATACACTCACATGCCAACAATGCGGTTGCAATATGAAACTAAAAGTTTTAGTGCCGCTGATGAAGTGTCCATTAGGCAAGTGGTAATCCTTTTTTTCCCTTTTTTTAGTGATTTTTTAGGTTACCGCTAAATACTAATGCGATCGCAATAACGCAAGTTATTATTAATTCATAACCCTTAAGGAGATTCATATGACAGCCGCAAGTAATTATTTAGAAAATAAAGTGTTAGACCATGTTCTAACCGCAACTGGCTATACAGCCCCAAGTACTCGTTACCTAGCATTGTTTACAAATACATCAGGTAATGCAGCCGCTAACTTAGAAGCTGGTACATTGACCGACGAAATCGGTACATCAGGTACTGCTTATGCTCGTAAGACAGTAACATTTGCATCAGCTAGCTCTGGTTCAAGTGCAACCAACGCAACTGTAACTTTTGATGCCGCAACTGCATCATGGGGTTCAGTAACGCATGTAGCAGTAATGGACGGCGGTACAGCTGGTGCAGGCAATGTCTTGTTCTGGGGTGCTGTTACAACTGCAAAAACCATTGATAGCGGTGACTCATTCCAAGTTACATCAGGTAATTTGACAATCAGTTTAGCTTAATCGTCATAACCTAACTAGGAGCGAACATGACAACAAAACCATCAATTATCACTCGTGCTGGCAAAGGAACGCCATTAACCAGCGTAGAAGGCGATAGTAATTTTACAAACCTACGCGATGCTACCGTTGGCTTCCAAGCTGACAGCGGCACAGTAGTAACTAGCGACCTTAACGGCAAGGTTAATTTCGTAGCAGGATCTAACATCACTATTACTGGTGATGATAGCGCAAAGACTTTAACAATCAATGCTCCATACTCTGCAACAGGCGCTACTGGCGCAACTGGTGCTACAGGAGCCCCGGGCGAGCAAGGACCAACTGGTTCACAAGGTGCTACAGGATCGACCGGAGCAACAGGTAGTACTGGACCTACAGGTGCACAGGGTCCTATGGGAGCTCAAGGCGACCAGGGTATCCAAGGCGAAACTGGTGCAACTGGCCCTCAAGGTGACCAAGGTATCCAAGGCGCTACTGGTGCTACTGGTAGTACTGGTGCAACTGGTGAACAAGGTGCTCCTGGTGCCCAAGGCCCAACTGGAGCTACCGGCGCACAAGGCGACCAAGGCCCAACTGGAGCTACTGGATCAACTGGTGCAACTGGATCACAAGGTCCTCAAGGTAATACTGGTCAAGGCTTTATCATTGCCAAGACCTACGCAAGTGTTGCGGCTTTAACAGCTGATACAGCACCAACAGGCATTGCCGCTGGTGAGTTTGCTATCATTGATACTAATGATGTAAATGACGCAGATGACAGCAAGTTATACCTATGGACTGGCGCAAGCTGGAACTATGTAATGGACTTGTCAGGTGCGCAAGGTATCCAAGGTAGCACAGGTGCTACTGGTGCAACTGGTGCAGTAGGCGCTACTGGTGCAACTGGCCCGCAAGGCGATACTGGAGCTACTGGTGATACAGGCGCAACAGGAAGTACTGGCGCTACAGGTGAGCAAGGTGCCCCAGGTGCCCAAGGACCTACAGGCGATACAGGTGCAACTGGAGCTACTGGAGCTACTGGAAGTACAGGTGCTACTGGTTCACAAGGACCAATGGGACCTCAAGGTGATCAAGGCGTAACTGGTGATACAGGTGCTACTGGTTCACAAGGACCAATGGGTGATACAGGTGCTACAGGTGCTACTGGTGCACAGGGACCAACAGGTGCGCAAGGACCTACTGGTGCTACTGGACCAACAGGTGATACTGGTGCTACTGGACCTACAGGTGCTACTGGTGCTACTGGTGCTAACTTTACAACTACTGTTGCTGTAGATACTCCAACTGTATTCGATACTGGATACTTTGAAGGTACTCTAGATACTCCAGTTGCATGGAGCAAAGTAACAATCGGTGGAAGTGCTTATTGGATTCCGTTATACCAATAATTAAGTAATAGGCAATAAGGGTGGGGACTTCGGTCCCCGCTATCCCGTTTATAATATAAGGAAAAACGATGACTAAGCCAGTAATAGTAACAAGACAATCCAAAGGTGCGCCATTAACTCGCACAGAACTAGACAACAACTTCACCAACATTGACAATGCTACTATTAGTGTTACTGGTGATACAGGCACAATTACGAATAGCCTTAATGATTCGTTCCAAATTTCAGGTGGTGTTGCTACAACCAGTTATGTTTCTAGCAATGCCCTAATTATTGATTTAAATGATACTGCTGTTACAGCAGGTTCATATACTAGTGCAAACATTACTGTTGATGCACAAGGTCGTGTGACCAGTGCCAGTAATGGTTCAGGTGGTAGCAGTGATGTTGTTAGTGACACAAGTCCTCAACTAGGCGGTGACCTTGATGTTAATGGCAAGACTATTACATCAGCTAGTAATGGTAACATCAACATTGTACCTAATGGCAGCGGTAACATTAACATTACTCCAGCTACAGGTAAAATTGTCCTTGGTGCAACTGATTGGCCAGCTGGCCCTGGATCAACAGGACAAGTATTGACTACCAGCGGTGGTACTGGTGTACTATCATGGACAACTGTTAGCGGTGGAGCAACTACATTAGATGGTCTAAGCGATGTTGTTATCACAGCCGGAGCTAGTGGTGATTTATTATATCACAATGGTACTAACTGGGTTGATACTGCGGCAAGTAGTATCACTGTTGGAACTGCTACTGTAGCTGGCACAGTTACATTGACTGCTGATAATACAACTGATGCTACAAATTATCTAACATTTGTTAATGCTACAACAGGTAATGAAGATGTAAGAACAGACTTTTCATTAACCTACAATCCATTAAGTGGAACATTAAGTTCAACATTATTATCTGGAGCACATAACGGAACAGTTGGTGCTACTAGTCCTGCCGCAGGTACATTTACTACCTTGGCTGCTAACACTAGTGTTTCATTAAGCCCAAGTGGAGCTATTACATTAAATCCAACTACTGCTGGTACTATCAATAATATGTCAATCGGTGTTACAACTGCTGACCTAGGATACTTTACAGCAATAGCAGGCCTTGGTGCTACTAACAAACCAAAAATGTTATTAACAACTGGCGCAGTAAGTTCAACAGCTTGGACAACTAATGGTATTAATATTCGTAGCCAACAGGCAACATTTACTGATACTAGTTCAACTACTGGTACTGTTGCCGCAAGCCATATCAATGCATTTGCGGCTCCAGTTATGGGCAGTACTAATACAATCACTGTTACTGATGCGGCAAATTTATACATTGCTGACAAGCCAGTAGCAGGTACTAATACAACTATTACCAACGGTTGGGCATTATTAAGTGATGGTCCAGTCAAGGTTAATAATAACCTAAGAGTCAAAGGATTGCTAGAGCCTGTAGTTGATAATGGTAACTCAGGTGCCGCAACATTAACTCCAAACGCCGCTAACGGTACTGTGCAAAAGTATACCTTAACTGGTAACATTACATTGAGTGCATTTACTAGTCCATTATCCGGACAGAGTTTAACATTAATATTGGTACAAGATGCTACTGGTTCAAGAACACTAACATCAACAATGAAGTTTGCTGGTGGTACTAAAACATTATCAACAGCCGCTAACGCAATTGATATTGTTACAGTATTCTATGATGGTACTAATTATTATGCAAGTTTAGGTAAAGGATTCGCATAATGTTCGGAGCATTTAAACTTAATACTTTAAGTGCGGCTATGGCCGCAGGTAGTTCCTATGTATCTGCTACTGGCGGTAATATCAGTTGGACTGCTATTTCTGGTACTACTTACAAAATACACTCATTTACCGCAGTAGGTAATACTAACTTTGTAGTATCAGCAGGTGGTACTGTTGATGCATTAATTGTTGGTGGCGGTGGTGGCTCTGGTGGAGCATTGAATCAAGGTACAACACAGACCATCGGTGGTGGCGGTGGTGGCCGAGTACAGACATTAACTGCGGCTACTATTACTCCGCAGACTTATACTGTAACTGTTGGCGATGGCGGTACTGGTGGTACTAGTAGTGGCACTGCTGGTGGCACAGGTGGTACTAGTAGTGCATTAGGAACCAGTAGTGTTGGTGGTGGCCCAAGCCCGGGTGGAAATACAACTAGTACTCCAGCTGGTGGACTGGCAGGTGGCGGTGGTGGCTCTGGTACATTGACTGCTCGTGCCGCAGGTACAGGTACTTTTGGTGGTGGATCAGCTACTGCCGCTAGAGGTAATGCAGGTGGCGGTGGTTCAAACACTGCGGCTGGTCAGAGTGGTGCCGCTGGTAGGCAAGGTGGAGCTGGTGTTAGTTCATCAATTACTGGAACAGCAGTAGCTTATGCTAAAGGTGGTAATGGTGGTACTACAACTACTTCATCAGCTATAGCTGGTAATCCAAATACAGGTGATGGATCAACAGGTGGCTCTACTACCAGTTCCAGTATCACTGGAGCAAGTGGTGGTACTGGTATTGTTATTGTTAGATACCCAGTGGCTGTTAGTCCTACTGTAACAGTTGCGGCTTCAGCGGCAAGTTCAACATCAACTATTGTTATTCCAGCGACTGCAGCCGTTGGCGATGTTGCATTATTATTTGATACTAGTACTACTGTTACTAATACTGTTCCTTCAGGCTTTAGTGATGCAGGTAATAGTATATCAACTACTGGTATTAGAACCAATATTAGTTATAAACAATTAGTATCAGGTGATCCAGGTGCTACTATTACCGGTATGGCTGGTACAACTAAAAAAATATTATTAATATTACGAGTAAACAATGCCGGCATGGGCGGTGTAAACTTTGGCTTCCTTAATGCACAAGCAACAACAACAGCACCAACAACACAAACATTAACTGTTACAAATAGACCAGCGCCTTTATTACAACTTGGTGTTTATTCGTCAACAGGTACTGTATTGACAAGAGGATTTAGTACAGGTAGTCCAACAGAATATTCTAGTGGTACTAACTTATATGTAAAATTACAATCATATCAATTAGGAGACACTCCAGCGGCTAGCAACATTAGCATGTCTGATGGTGGAACAAATATTTTACAATCATTTGATATGATGTATACTTTAGCATAATCAAGGAACTTAAATGACACAAGACATTACATATTTCGAGTCAGGTTATATAGACGCAGGTTACTTCGTCTATACAGCTGATGCTGAAAGTTCTGTCGGTGTTAATGCAAGCATGTCGTGTGCGTGTGGAGTCATTAGACAAGCTGGAGCAGCCATCAGTGGTGCGTTTGCAGCCAGCATGTCAGTAACACCAGTACGCAATGATGAAAGCCTAATGACTTCATCATTCAGTATATCAGCAACTTCTAAACGAATTCGCGATAATAATATTGCTGTTAGTTCAGCATTTACTATTGCGACTTCTGCTAATAGAATTAGACTTGTTGGCTCTACTGAAGACAGCGCATTTACCATCGATATCTCTAACCAGCGTGTTAGAACTACATCAGCCGCCTCAAGTGCGGCTTTTTCATTGACCGTTACAGCTAATGAAAGTTCTAAACTAGTTGCTGAACTTGCATCATCATTTACTATGACAGCAACTGCAATACGAACAATTCGTGTTGCGGCTACTACCAGCGTACAGGGACAAATTATTGCTCCAAGCGGAGATGTCTTGCAAACAGATATCTACCCAAACTATTCTCAGTTGACACTGGGTCAACCAGGATAAGGAGAAAACTATGTCACTCGTAATTACTGATAACGGCGAATTTAGTAAAGGTGTTAAGTTTGAAGCTCGCGGATCCGGGCATGGCCTAAGTCATGGCCCAGTATATGGATCAGCTGGTTACCTTGCCCTACGCTTGGATAGAAACAACACTGACCAGACTGTCTATATTCATAAGAGTACAGATGGAACTACTTGGACTGAAGCCAGCACTGGCATCACCATGCCATTTAGTGCAGTCAAGAAGTTAACCTATATTAATGGTAGATACTTTGTAATTGGTGGAGATGATCAGATCAACGGCTATGCATATTTTGCATACAGTACTGATGGTACTACTTGGACTAACTCAAGCACCAATACATTAGGTAGTACTGTTTATGATATTACCTATTCCAATAGTGTATACATCTTAACAGGTGCGGCCAGTGCTAATGGTACACCTACAATTAAAACCAGTACTAACTTGACCAGTTGGACAACAAGATTTACTGGTACTGTTCCTTTTGTTGATATTGCAACTACTGGCACATCAACTGTAGCATTAAACGCATCAACACTACGCTATTCATCTAATAGCACAGCTTGGTCTGCTCCAACATTTACACCAATTACTAACGGTGCTATTGTCAACGGCCGTACATTTAATGCAGTTGCTACTGATGGTACTAACTGGGTAGCTGTTGGTACTGGTGGTTTAATCTTTTCAAGTTCAAACTTAACAGCTTGGGCTCTTCAAACCAGCGGAACTACTGTTGATCTACGCAGTATCAGTTATGCTAATGGTACATGGGTTGCCTATGCTAATGATGGTACAACTACTACTATCTTAACTAGCTCAAACAGAACTACATGGACTGTGCGTTCTACTCCATTGCTTGAACAAGATAATGTCTTGTATCGTGCTAACGGTGTTTGGGATAGTGATAATACCAAGGCAGTCTATGCTAATTCAGTATGGCATGTAGGCAACTATACCAGTACTGATGCGGCTACTTGGACTATCTTTGATTACCAAGTACCAAACCAACAACCATTCCTACGCTATGAACATAAAGCCGGATGGAACACTTGGCAGACCATGGACTTCTGGTTCTATGTTGATGGAGAGCCAAGTAACTTTACCATTTATGGTCTAGTCAGTATTGCGCCAGCAGCCGGACAGTCAGTTGCTAACACATTTACTGCGGCCCTAAGAAGTGACAGTACTTTTTATCCTAAGAGCCAATGGAACCATTATCGTATTGTAGATGATGGCGCATATTCAGCGGCTTACCTTAACGGTACTAGATTATCTCGTGCTGCCAGCACAAGTAACACAACATGGCGTACCAATAACGGTCCATTGATCATTGGTAACTCAAGTAGTCTTGCAGAAAGTCAATACGCTCGTCCTAACGCATACTATGTTGACGAGTTCATGCTGACTAATGATCTACTCAATGCGACTACTGATACTACAATTCCAGTGCCGACTGCACCATGGATTAATACTGACGAAACAGTAATCCTATTGCACTTCAATGAAAACTTTGATGATGACACAAGTACACCAATCAGAGTAGGCCATGCGGCATTGGTAGCACAGTTTACGCAGTCAACAGCACCTATTAAACAATCAGTTGCAGCCAGCGCACAGTCAGCTTCAGCTAGCTTGTCAGCTACAGCATTGATTACTAAGAATGCACAAGTCAGCTTGTCTAGTAGCTTTATACTATCAACTAGTGCATTAGACCTAGACATTGCACAGGTAGCATTGACCAGTACAAGTACATTGACAGCCAGCATCAGCGTGATCAAGTTAGCCAGTGCTAGCGTACAGTCTGCTGCCAGCTTGTCTAGTTCAGCAAATAGAACTCGTAATGCCAATGCGGCATTGGTAGTAGAAGCATTTGAATTAGTCAGTACTATCAAGACATTGCCAGCAGGTGCTTACCTAGAAGCTACAAGTACATTAGCATGTACAGCAATTAAAACTGCTCGTGCTGTTACTAATGCATCAGCACAGTCTGTATTGACTGGCCAGGCTAAGAAGTATGTTGGTAACCAAGCTGTATTAACCAGCGCATTTACGCTAGCGGCTGTTACTGATAGAGTAATTACATTTACATCAACTGAGCCAACTACCAGCACCTTGCTAGCCAGTGCTCAAGCGATTGTACGAGTTGTATCCAATATGCAGGCTACTACCAGCTTGTCAGTGGATACATTGAACAATATTAGAACAGGTGGTAACTTGTTCAATGAGTGTTCAGTTGCTTGTACAGCTAGAGTTACTAGAACACTCAGCGCCAATCCAACATCTATTACTACATTCTTATGCATTACTAATAATGTGGTCAGAGCAGAAGCTAACTTACAAGTACAAGCATTTGAACTAGTCATAGGTCGTGCTGTCAACTTAGAGTTTAGTGATACTTGGATTATATCAGCAGAAACAACAACTTATACTATCCAGCGTGATCAGAACAATTGGTCAGTACCGTTTGAAGATAGAACTTATAAAATTAAAGGATAACATTATGTCTACAGGATTTGAATTAATCAACCAAAATTTATGGATCGACAAAGATCCGCAAGCACAACTATTCTATACATTCGAATGGAATGAATGGTTAGTCAGCGGAGATAGTTTGGCGTCAGCAGTTTATAGCATTGCGGCTCGTGTCAATGATCCAAGCCCATTAGTCAACGAAAGCAGTGGCATCTCAGGAACCAAGACTTATATTGAACTAAGTTCAGGACAGTCAGGCAAGAGCTATGTAGTTACTGTCAAAGTTACTACTGCGGATGGTCTAATTGATGCTAGAAATTTCCGTGTTAAAGTGCTGCCGCGTTCTGCTTAAGACTCATCTAGGAAAACGGTACTAAAAAACCTAGGCTGTAGACACCTGCAGGCTAGAGTTTTTAGTACTCAAAAATAGAATTTTGTATTTGTTGACTAGGTAGTACATAGGCCAGTGGAATCACTTCTAAGGTCTAATTTAAGACTCATATTTAAATATGAGTATGGACAAGAAAGAATTCAGAGACTGGCTAGAAACAGTCGCAGTAGTAAAAGATTTGGCACCTGTTAAGGATCCAAATATTCGTTCTGATGATGCCGCAGTTGACCAAGTTCGATTTGAAGATGAATGGGTAACTGTAACAACCAAAGAAAATCCCAGCTTAGGGTTCAAAATGATCAAGCTCAAAGAACAGCATAGAAGCTGTGAATTGGGCTGTGGTGATATTGTACCCAATCAAGTCATTGAACAACGCTTTTGTTCTACTCCACTGGCGCATTGGCGTACACGCTGTAATGCATGTGGGTTATTTGTCAGTCCAGATGGTAATAGTTTTATCTCTGGTGGCCATGCTATACAAATAGCCTATAACAAACACTTTCGGGTAGAAGGTGCTGAAAAGTCCAAACCCAAACCCATTTGTGCAGTTAGACAGCCCAATGATCAACCCTATACAGAAACAGTCACTAGTACAGGGGTTATTCGTCAATACAAATAAATAATACTGTAGGGGAGAAAACATAATCTAGGTTATGTTGCATGATCCTCCTCAGTATCATGTGTTCTTTTTCTTTTGTCTACAGCCATTGACATCTTCTTATACTCCCCTACACCCTTTCCAAAGCCCGCTATAAGTGGGCTTTTTCTTTGGCTATCAAATTGTTTGTGTTTACCAGATTATAAGCGTATAATCAAAGAGTGTTATAAATACACTGAGAGATGAAATGGCTGAGTAATCTTCTAAACAAAAGGAAATAACAATGGAACAATATACTCCTAAGTTCTCTGATCCTCGTGTACTAGCAACTACAAAACGAGCATTGAGTTTCGTAGCACTATATACAAAGGATTTACAGAAAGTATGGATTAGTCGTAATGAACTATACCGGCACTTTGGTAATACCAGTAGACCTCTTGGCAAGTACCTTAAAGAGCATTTACTAATAGAAGCAGACAGTTACTACAATGCACAAACAGGCACTTGTAAGAAGTATACAAAAAATTCACCCGGTATCCTACTTGTAGAACAAGCCGCTGGATTGGCTAATCACATGCCCAAACTAACGGATCTGCAAGAACAGCAATTAGAAACAGGTGACTTTGATTATCTTGAAAAGAGTGATCGATTATACAATAACCTACAATACATCCC